GAGGCGTTTGCTAAATTCTTTGAGCCTTAATAATAAAGTAGAAAGATATATCTCATTTCTATTAAGTGCTCTATTTTCGTCAAACGGTTCTTCAGTATCGAAAGATTTTTCCATCTCGACAGATTCTTCTATCATTTTGACTAATGTATCGACATATCCAAAAACCTCATCACGCGCAGATTTTCCACCAGGAGAATTACCAAAAAAGTCGAAGATTATTTGATAAAAACAAATAAGCCCTGCAGCTCTTTCCAAAAAAGATGACATTTCAACGATGTTATCTGGATGTTTTTGTGCTATTTTTCGTTTTTCTTCAAGCTCTTTATCTAAATCTGATGCTATTAAAGGAGCCCGTTCTAGTAACGATTCAAGATCTCTAACAAGAACAAGGGAGTCAACATAATCTCCAGCTGGAATTTGAAAGTACTTCATTTTTATCCTTGGAAGTTTTATTTGTTCAATTTGTCTAAGAAGCACTTTCGAAGTTTTACGCATTCATTATATGATGAACAACTTGGTGCTTTGGATAATTTGTAGATGTTGATTCTTACTTCTGATGCTTCTTGAATGAGGCTTGTAACCTTATAGAGTTCGTCGTCTAGACATATTTGGCAACATTGGACTTTGTTTTTTGCAGACGAAATAAAATCTTTATTACGAGGTGCGAACTCTTGCTTATAGTAAGAACCCAAATTTATGTGCAAATCCAATAGATTATCTAATCTTTTAAATAAACGTGCGGTAATTTTATTAAAGTTTTTATTGCTATCTTCCCATTGAATTACAGCCATACATATACTGGTAGGCACGCTTTCTGAGATAGCTAATCTAATATCTTTTATCTCATCATTTTCGTGATCCCTGGCAAATTGCTGCAACTTAATCTCCAGTTCTTCTGGCGACGATGCATTAATAAGAGTAATTTCCATTATTTTCCTTCTTGTTTTGTTTTATTTTTATTTACTTACCCAAATACAATTGCCAGGTTCAAAGTTAGCGTCAGGATCAATTCGCCTAAGTGTGTTTCCCTGCGGCATGTCACCCATGTATTCGTAAAATTTTGTAACGTTTAGCCACTCATCGCACATCTTTATTCCTCTTCCACCATACAGGTGAAAACTGGGGTTCTTAGGGTTATAACAGCACTGCATAATAGTATTCCACTTATAGTAGGTTTTTTTATATGACAATCCATGCGTGACAGCACTCACAGCGGCGTTGCAGTTTTTGCACCTTGTAGAGCCTCCGTTTTTCAAATCACTCTCCATAACGTCGTATTCTCTGCCACATTTACACCTGCACCTACAAAAATTCCTTAAACGTATCGGTTTTTTAAATGTCTCTAAAACGGTCCACCTCCCAAATTTATCGCCGCATTTAGCAGGGGGATTCATTTTTTATCCTTCTTGTTTTGTCTTATTTTATCAATGCGTTTTGTCAGTAAGGCGATTTTTAACCCTTCAAGTTTTTGTAAGGTCAACTCGTCTCTATACCCATGCAAGATAGAAGTTTTTTCCAGTATGCTTATGTAGGATTCAACTTCTTCTTCTGTTATAACTTTGCCTGTTCTTGTTTTTTCAGCAATATCTTTAACTTTTGAAGTAAGCACGCTGCGTGTATCTTCGGATGGCAGCCATTTATTCTTTAACGTATAAAAATCCTGCGCGGCCATTTTAAGCTCTTCGTCGTCACAGGTATGTAGACAATCCAAGCAAAATGGTTCATATTTTGAGTCAAATTCTTTTCCGCAGGCTATGCATTTCATATCGATTCCTTCTTGTTTTGTTTTGTTTTATCCGAAGTAGGCGTCGCCGAAGTCAAGAATTGCGACATCTATAATTGTTGAATTGGTAATCCAGCGGCCGTCGCCTAGATGGACCTCTGCTATCTCCAATAAATCCATAAATGCACTTTGATCTAAGGAAATGGTTATTTTGCACACCGTCTTTTCTATAGGCTTGAGTGGATCTCGGCTCTTATACAACCTCTCTGACAATCTGCAATGCTCTTCTTTTCTAGCAATATAATAGGAATCTATCCTGCTAAGTGCTTCTGAAACAATCTTGGGAATACTGTCTAATCCGTTGTTGTTTCCTTCTTCGTAAAAAAGAATGGCATCTAGTACTTCTTTAGCAGATTGTGAGATGTGCGTGCAGATTTTGTGAGTATTTTTTGAATAAGCTTCATCTTTGGAAGCCTCTTTACTTTGAAGTTCATTATCAATGACAATGTTTTTGTTCTCTTGGTTGTTTTCCATATCGATTCCTTCTTGTTTTGTTTTATTTCAACCCTTGTAATTAAGTATATCACATGTTATACTTATGTCAACTATTATTTAACGCTAAATATAAAGGAGAATAAATTGACTGAAATTGAACGTGAGTGTCTTGAAGTGCAGGCAACATCTGAGGGTAATCCCGCAGATAATTCAGATACTCCACCAGGGAAATTTAAGGGAATTTTGCAAAAAATCAGGAAGGCGAAGTTGATTACTTTGCATGGACTGGCGGCAGAGATAGGAATATCTATTTCTTCACTTATGAAGCATTTTAGAGGTACGCACAAACTTTCTTTTTTGTTACTTGAGAAGGTTAAAAAGTACATAGAAAAAAATAAGTATCTAATAGAAGGGAAATAATGATAAAGAAAATAGCGATTCCATTTTTACTTTGTAGTTCTTTGATATGTTGCATGGAAAAGGACGACTTGGAACAGAAGTTGTTTACAGCTGTAGGTTACGCTGGTGAGATTCCGCTAGCTGTTAGCGCACAGATTAAGCTTGTAAGGCATCTTATTGCTTATGAGCAACAAGAGTCTTCTTTTGAGTCTTGCTTCCCGTGTGTGCCAAACCAGTTGCTATCAGCGGTACTTAAAGATCTATATTGTAGGGTGCCATTTGTTAGGGTTGAGCGAGTTGGCAAGATTGTATACCATCCGCAATCTTAGAAATAAAAGAGGGAAGCTTTTTATCGCTTCCCTGAGATGACGTTGAGTTAATTAAAAATAACAACAGAAACAGTATGGTTTATTTAGATGTTAACGCAAGTGACAAAGAAAATGGGCCAGTAAACTGACCCATTTTCTGTCCACAAAGGAGTAACTATCAAACCCAAGTGGAAAGATCAGTATAGCATGTTGTTGAATAAAGTTAAAAAGATTAAATTTAGTGGAACGAGATAAAATTTCTGACTTTTGCTTTAATATTTAAAGGCTAAGTAGCGCCCCACTAAATTTAATTTAGCAAAAAAACAATAATTATGTTAATTTGCAGAATCAGTTGAAATTTTGAAAGTTTGAGCTAAGAAAAAGGAACTGGCTTTCACCAGTTCCAAAACTTACCCGCTCTTTCACAAACGAGGCCAAGATGGTTTATATTACGAACCAAGATGGCATATACACAGATTACACAAAAAGACTAACGAGGTATCTGTACATGAATAAGATTATACTAAAACCCACACAACGAGGTATCTGTACATGAATAAGATTATACTAAAACCCACACAAAGCAAACAAAGTAGAGAAGAAAAGTTAATTCTGGCATTAAGTCCGGGACAAAAACTTGTTCTATCTGCGATGATTGAGTTATCTAATTTGTTTGGAGACACCCTTTATCCTTCTCAGACTGGCTGGTTAATGAAAAGAACTGGTCTAAGTCGCGCAACGGTTCACAGAACGATGAAAAGGCTACATGAGCTTAAATTAGTCCACAAGGCAAATCGTGGCGTTAAGGTAACTTGTCTATATTCTGTTAATCCCAAGTTAAGATTCAATTACAATCTCAGATTTAAGCTTTCTCATGTCATAAGAGCATTCAAATGGATGCCATTAGTCGCTCTTGCAGTATTCCCAAATACCCTTTGCCAAACAGCAAGTAGACGGGTTGACGCACAAGTTAAGGGGAACTCTAAATATAATATACAACAAGTTGTTTTTTCAAAAAAAAATGGGACAAAAACTGGCTCAAAAACTGGCTCAAAAACCAGTTTAGCTAAAATCTCGCATAATTCGAGTGAAATACTCTTCAAAGGGGGGATGCGGTTTAAAAACGTTCGCCATTACTGTGCCTATTTGGGTTGGAAGCGAAAAAAAGACAGGATTGAAATGGAGAAAGACGATGCACTTAAGGTGCAAGGTGCCCATAATCATAATGTAAAAAGAAAGAACACTGTACAAGCTTTAAAAACTATCGATCAAGGTATCACAGACTGTGAAAATGAATCTCCTTCTGCTAAGTTACGTTCAATAGAAAAACTAAAAGAGATGTCAAAAACCAATCAGTTTGCTAAGTTTATTCCAAAAAGATTTAACCCTTTTGATGAGTAGGAGCAATCGTGATTTACAAATACTTGATTTCCGGTAATCCTGTTCCTTTGGCTAGATGTAGAGTGAATTTTGCACAGAGAAAGGTGTGGGACTCGCAGCGTAAATATAAAGTGATCACAGGTATCGAGATAGGTAGACAACACGGCAATTTACCATTCTTTGAAGGTCCTTTAAAAGTAGATGTCTTGTTTTTTATGAAACGTCCTCAAAGCCTACAAGCCAGAAAAGCAACCAAGAAGTACCACTGTTATACTCCAGATTGTGATAATCTTTTGAAGCAAGTCTTAGATATTTTGACAGGAGTTATTTTTAAAGACGATTGTATAGTTTCTTTTATAACAGCTCAGAAAAGATATGACAGTGACCCCAGAACAGAAATTGTAGTGAAAGAGTTGAATAATGAAAGCGAATAAACCTAATTCTAAAGAAATAAACTTACATCCTAGCAAGAAAAGAAAAAGCAAGTCGATAATAAAAGCCCCAAAAAAAAAGCTTAGCGACGACTGGATCATGCAATACACCGATTTCTTTACGCAAGAAGAGAAGGTTATTTCAGAGGAGTGGATCGAGAAATTATGCAGGGATTATCTACTATGGGCGCAATCTGGCGACATACATAAAGCCCCCCTCATATTGAAGGATTTCAGATTGAGCCTCTCTATACATAAACTTCAATTTCAACAGTGGATGAAAGCCTTCCCACTGCTCCAAGGTACGCACGATCTAGTCAGAGAGATGATAGGCTCACGTCGTGAAAAGCTTGGCCTTCTGAAGGTGTTAGATAGCTCATTGGTCTCAATCTCTATGGCAAACTATGATGATGAATGGAGAGAAATGAGAGAGTGGATGGCAACGCTAAAAAATGATAGAGATGACAAGAAGACAAACATCACCGTAGTAATTCCCCCCTTTGAAGGATCTGAGCCAAAGGCACTAAAGAAATCTGAGTCTAACACACTCACATTATCTGAGTCTAAACCTGCAGAAACCCCAGAAGAAGTTGCTTCAAAAGAAACAAGACGAACAAGAAGTACTTTAGGTAATTTGCACAACCGTTAAGGAGCCATTTTTATGTCCAAGAACTACAAGGTATCAGTAGATAACAAGATCTTTCCGTCAGAGTGTGAGTGCCCTGGTTGTACAAAAGAATGAGTAATTTTGGCAATTTAAAAATTGAAACCATTGTAAAATTGAACAGTTTCGTTCCGAGGCCATATCAACTAGAACTGTGTAAAGCCTTTGAAAAAGGTTACAAGAAAATGATCGCAGTTTGGCCAAGGCGAGCAGGGAAAGACCTTGTGGCGTTCAATTTGACGATACGTGCAGCGCTTCAACGTGTAGGTGTTTTTTACTATTTATTACCGACGGCAGTGCAGGCTCGCAGGGTGTTGTTTGACGGCATCACTTCTGAGGGAAAACGAATGCTAGATTTTATCCCAAAAGAGGTTGTTGAGTCGATTAATATTCAGCAAATGAAGATTACGTTAAAAAACAATTCTCAAATAACCTTTGTTGGTTCAGAGAACTTTGACGGATTGAGAGGAACAAATCCATTAGGTATTGTTTTCTCAGAAGCAGCATTCTCTCATCCACAGGCTTACCCAGTTTTAAGACCAATTCTACTTGCAAATGATGGCTGGGTAATATTTATTTCGACGCCTTTTGGAGAGAACAGTTTCCATACTTTATTTCAAATAGCACAAGATAACCCAAAGGAATGGTATTCCTGCTTGTTGACTGTTGATGATACAGAGCATATTTCACTTGAAGAGGTACGGCGCGAGATAGATACTGGTGAAATTTCAGAAGATCTTGCCGAGCAAGAATATTTCTGTCGATTTAATCTCGGCGCTGTTGGTACTTATTATGCAAAGTATCTCAATAATATGGAGCTGAATAATCAAATTGGAGTTACTGATTGGCAGCCAAATTATCCAGTCCATTCAGTTTGGGATCTTGGGATGAGGGATTCTACGTCAATTTTAATGTTCCAGGTAATAAAAAACTCTATACATATTATTGATATGTATCAAAACTCTGGTGTTGGTCTTGAACATTACATTAATGTTTTGCAGGCAAAACAATATACTTGGGGCCGTCATATAGCTCCTCATGACATCTCTGTGAGGGATTTTACAGGAGGGGGAATCACAAGATATGAAAAAGCTGCCCAACTCGGCGTTCGATTTACAATTGCACCAAAACTCTCAATTATTGATGGAATTGAATCAGTTCGAACGACTTTGCCTCGCATGTATATAGATAAACAGAGGTGCAAGCTATTAATCTCAGCAATTCGTGACTATAGAAAAGAGTATGACTCCAAATTAAAGGTGTATAAAAATAGACCGTTGCACGACCATAATTCTCATGCGTGCGATGCCCTTAGATATTTATGTATATCACTGCCTAAATTAAGAGTTGGTCTTACCTCAGAGCAAATTGACCGCAATTATAAAAGTGCTATGTATGGAGAAAAATCTAATATGCCCGATATATTTCGGGACGATCTTACAAACTATTAAGGAGTCTCATGAATAAGTTTTTATTTCTTTTTCTGTTCACCTTATCCCCTCTACTTGCAGAAGATAAAGCTGTAAATGTTATGGCTACATATCTTTGCTGCAACAAGGAAATACTCAGCAATACATCAGAACTGTTTGGAGTATTTGCTGGCGCCTGCGTTGAATCTGATGCCCTTATGTTTGATTATGAGCACAGAACTACCAAGGACAAGGTTAATCTTTATGTAATATTAGATCATGGCTTTGCAACATTGCGAGCTGACATTAAAAAAGGCCGCGTAATGGTGGGTCTTTTTAGTGAATCCAAAAAGTGTCTTCATGAAGTGTTCGTTGAGTTTTTAAAACATAACCTTGGAGCTTCAACAGTGCGAAAGTTGATTATACATTGCGATGATCATTTTTCAGTTGAATAAAGCTTGCAATTTGTGCCAACTGTGGTACTATTAAAGAGATCGTTTATTTTCCTTCTTTGTTAAACGATTGCCTCTGAAAAGAGGCTTTGCAATATTTTATTTTCGGAAGGCTATCTTGATTGGTGGCCTTCCGTTTTTTCTTTCAAAAGCCTTATTTAAAAGGATAAAAGGGGGATAACACCCAAGGTTGGGGGGGATAACACCCAAGGTTGGGGGGATAACACCCAAGGTTTTTTTAAAAATCCCTTAGATTAGGGATTTTTTCTCCTGTTTTTCCTCCGTTTTTTCTTTCAAAAACCTTGTTTAAAAGGATAAAAGGGGGATAACACCCAAGGTTGGGGGGATAACACCCAAGGTTGGGGGGGATAACACCCAAGGTTTTTTTAAAAATCCCTTAGATTAGGGATTTTTTCTCCTGTTTTTCCAACGTTTTTTCTTTCAAAAGCCTTATTTAAAAGGATAAAAGGGGGATAACACCCAAGCTTTAACTAACGAGTCTAACAACTTTTTTTTGCAGAGGAATAACAACTATCGGTGACCGCTTGCTCCGTTACGTTATTTAGCAAACGTGTTACGCCGCTTTAAAAAAAACATGCTAGCATAAACACTTTTTTCCGAAAGGTGCTTAAATCCAGGAATAAAGCTTGCAATTCTGTGCTAACTGTGGTACTATTAAAGAGTTAGTTTAAATTACCTTTTTATGACATTCCTTGCTATTGGGTAGCTTAAGTTAGACAATAAATGATACCCATTACAATTTGTGCTGATCACTCAATTGTAACGGGAGTTTTCTTACTTTTTATTTGCGGAAGGCTGTCGTGATTGGTGGCCTTTCGTTTTTATCTTTATTGATTTTCCATAAGAATAAGTTTTATACTGGTCTGTCGACAACTTGTCGACGGTTGAAAGTGTATGTTTAAATAGGAGGCGAATTATGTTTCGAGTCTATTTATTGCAAACAAATCCAATACTTCTTTGCTATGCTGTGCTTACCTTTATTGTTCTTACGCTTAATTGGCACAAATAACTTGATATCTACTGTTGTCGATTCTATGATAAGGGAGAACAACTTATATCTGTAAAAAAGGGTGTAGAGTTATGCTATTTCCAGCGATCGGCCCGCAATTTTATGATGAAAATGATAAATCTATTCTCGCTAAAATGGAAGCGTTTTATTCTGAGTCTATAACTATCAACCAATCCTTCTGGGGTGAGGCTGATATTGATACAAAGTTTGAGGCAGGTGACCAATCCCTTTGGAATGATATATATGCCAGCCTACCAATAAGCAATAATAAAAAATTTAACTTTAATCGTATTCGTCGCGTCGTGAATATGATCTCAGGCCATCAACGACGTAACCGTAAGTCAATAATTGCTATTCCCATAGAGAACGCAGACGAAGAGACAGCTGATCAATTTACTAAAGTACTTATGTGGGCAACAAGACAAGAATGTGTCTTAGAGACGATATCTGAAGCGTTCCAGGGCGGATTAGTCACTGGGATGAATCTGTTGCAGGTCTGGATTGATTACAGATCTGATCCGGTATCAGGAAATATACGTGTAGACAATTGTTCATACAATTCGTTTTTGATGGATCCTTTTTTCCGCAAGGCTGATTTATCTGACTGTAATGGAATATGGAAGAGATCATTTTTAACTAGACGTGAATGTGTTTCGTTGTTGCCTGACAAAGCTGAGGAGATTTCTGATCTTCCTGGTGGTCAAGGCTCTGCGAAAGATGGCAAGTTCCAATTTATGCCAGAATCATTTAACTATGGTTCAAATAATTTGTTAGCGTACGATGAGTTCTATTATCGTGATTACAGAACTCAGAAGATGTTGGTGGATAGCGAAACTGGTGAAACTTTAGAGTGGACTGCCCCAGACGAGGAGTCTTTAGAAGCTTTCTTGAGGCAGTATCCGCAAGTTACAGTGATTGATCAGGAGATTCCCACTGTAAAGTTAGCTATCGTATTAGAAGGAAGGGTGTTTTATAATGGGCCGAATCCTACAGGTGACAAGTATCCTTTTATTCCAGTGCTTGGTTATTATAATCCTCAAATGTCGGACTTCACGTCACGAATCCAGGGTGTTGTCCGTGGTTTACGTGATGCGCAATATCTTTACAATCGCAGAAGAATTATTGAACTTGATATTCTTGAAAGCCAAATCAATTCTGGGTGGGTATATAAAGAGAATGCTCTTGTTAATCCAAAGGATGTATTCCTTTCTGGACAGGGACGTGGACTAGCTCTTAAAGAAGATGCCCAGATGACTGACGTTCAACAGATAGTCGCTCCACAGATACCTCCATCAATGATTCAACTTTCAGAATTACTTGCACGTGAAGTTATGGAAATCTCTGGTGTAAATGAAGAATTACTCGGTAGCGCTACAGATGATAAGGCAGGCATTTTATCAATGCTTAGACAAGGAGCTGGACTCACTACGTTACAGGTACTGTTTGATAATCTTGATAGATCTCAGAAGCTGCTAGGCAAGTTGATGATTGATATAATACAATCCAACTTCACTCCTGGAAAGATTAAGAGAATAATTGAAGATGAACCAAGTCCTCAATTTTATAATAAAGCATTTGGTAAATATGATTGTTCTGTTGAAGAAGGTCTTAATACTATTACTCAGAAGCAGATGCAATTTGCACAGATGTTAGAGCTTCGTGAAGCGGGCGTCCAGATATCAGATCAGGATCTACTTGAAGCCGCTACATTACAGAACAAGAAAAAAATTATAGAAAACGCTGTTAAGCAACAACAAGAGATGGCACAACAGCAACAGAAAGAAGCACAAGCTGCACTAGAACAGCAAGCTGCTCAGATTAACCTAGCTAATGCGCGAGCAAAGGCGGATACTGGTCTGGGGCTGGAAAGAGTAAGCCGTATCGAAGAAAATAAAGCGCTTGCTGTTGAAAGAAAAGCTGAGGCAGCAAAAGATAGAGAAATGGCTGTACTTAACTTTGCAAGAGCGTTAAAAGAAATAGAAGATGTTGATATCTCGCAACTAGAGAAGTTGCTAAATATCTCGCAACTAGTTAAAGCTCGTGAAAAAGGTGAAGAAGTAGATGCTGAAAAGCCTACGGAAAAAGAACCCCCTCCGCAGAATTTAGCTGCACTGGGATAGTTAGAGGTATATTTTTAACCTTGTAGGCATCAATATGCTTGCAGTTTCTATCGAAAGGCCAATAATGGCAAAGAGTAAACGTTACCATAGCTCGATAAAATCTGGTCCTTGCATGATCAGTGAAGATCGAAGTGCAATATCAAATCTTCCACAAGGTGTTATTATGAAAGAGTACCCAAAAAATGATTACGCTACTTACAACTTGAATGATGACCTTCTCGGTATTGACAATCAGATAAGCGATGATTCTCGTGGAGTGCATCGTAAATCTAAAGAGAAATTTCCCAAAAAATACTAAGTAAAGTATCTAGAAGAGCTTTCTTTTTGTTTTGATATCGGAGCGATGGATAAGCCCTTTAGCTCCGGTATCAAAACAATAGAGGAGAATTATAATGCCAGTAGCACCTCGCCCTAAAGGAAAAGCCAAAGACATTGCTGATAATATTCTTGGCGTACCGGATAACTTGAAGACTAAGAAAAGACGTAAAAAATCTAAGATTTCTGAGCGTTTAATAGCTGAAGAGACTAAGCTAGTACGTTAAATAAGCTATTCTTTGATTTTTATACATATTCGTGTCAGTTTTACCATAAAATAGTAACATTATGGGGAGATAGTATGGCTAAAGATACTGTAGGTAAAATTGCTACTGATCTATCACAGAAAGAAGCTCCAACTCGTGACCCAATAGAACTACAACGAGAGATGCATAAAGATTACGAGAAGAGTGTCATTGAAGCCATTGATACTGGCAAAAAAGATTATAATACAGATTTTTTCGTTGTTGTTCTTACTAAGCGTGAACGATTGTTAAGCAATGTTATACGTAACTATTTTTTTGTTAGATCTTCTTGCCCAACACCAGAGTATGATCAGACAGTTTACCACTTTCATAAGAAAGAGGACCGCGTAGAGTTCTTATGGGTTCTTCCTTCTATGGATACATGTAGCGTATTTATAGATAACTTCTTACAGATAGACCCTAAAGAGAAATGGCTTCTGGAGTTTATACTCAAAGATAGTTCAGGCGAATTATTAGCCCTTTCAAGAAGATTGAATGGTGAAATTAAAGATACAATTTTGACAGAAAAAGGAAATTAACATGGGTGGAGTACCACAGGTAAGTCAAGGCCAGATAGATGAAATGAATAGAATAGCAGAAGAAAAGTACGGAACTGAGCCAGTTGTTGAAGAAGCTCCAATTGAAGAAGAGGCTCCAATTGAAGAAGAAGCTCCAGCAGAAGAACAAGAAGTAGCACAAGAAGTAGTTGCTGAAGAACCAGAGCCAGCGAAAAAAGTTACAGATAAAGAAGAGAATATGCGTGTTTTGCGCGAACGTTATGAAAGATCTGAACGTTCACGTGATGAACTATCACAGCAAGTACAGGACTTGCAAGGTAGATTTAGAGAACAACAACCACAGAAAGCTAAAGAACCTGAAGAAGACGATGATTTACAGTTTGAACCGGATGATCTTGCTGAAGGTAAACATTTACTAAAATTAGTTAAAAAGATTAAGAATCTCGAGGAAAAGCTTGACCGGAATGCTGCTAATGCTCAAGTATCTACTGCTGAGATAAAGGTTAAGAGAGACTTTCCTGATTTCGAGAAAGTAGCCAGTCAGGAGAATTTAAAGAAGCTACGTGAAATGGATCCAGACCTTGCAGATGCAATCTTATCAGCACCTGGTATATATAAGAAACATGCGCTTGCATATAAAATGGTCAAGCAAATGGGTATTTACATTGAAGATAACCATACTAAAGAGCGCGCTGTAGCTGTTAATAATGCAAGCAAGCCTCGCCCATTAGCCTCTATTTCACCACAACGAGGAGATTCGCCACTATCTAAGGCAAACGCATTTGCAGGCGGCTTAACTGAAGATCTTAAAAAGCAACTCCATAAAGAAATGATTGAAGCGATGAAAAATCATTAAAAATCTTTCTTGTGTAGTCCGGGGCCAGCGATTCTGCTTCCCCATAAACCCTGCTGGCCCCTATATTTATATAATGTTTACAATAGTTAAACTATGATCTTATAATATGAAAGACGTATTAAAGGTTCGTCACCTTTAGGCGTATTGAGTTTCGCCAACTCGCGACGTATAAAGAACTCGTCAATCTTAAGTGTAAATAGGTAGATAAGGAACTCTAAACAGTTTGTTATCTATAATAATTATAACTTAGGAAAAACATGGCAATTACAACGACCACACTCCTTCCGGCGCCAGTAGCGCAAAGTTTTAGTTATAAGCTTTTATCCGTTCCAACACCCAACTTGATTCACAATATTCCAGCAATAAAAAAATCCATGCCTAGGAACGGTGGAAAGATTCTGCGTATGCGCAGATATAACGCTCTCGGAAC